CACCTAATCTAATTAATTCTGCTTTCATTCCAGCCACTGCGGCATTCCAACGAAATGCTAAAGTCTGAGAAGCAATAAAGAAAGCCTTATCAAAATCTCCCATTGACTCAGTAACAGCCTTCATTACCCCTTCATTATATTTTAAGTTTTGTCCTGTAAGGTTTAAGGCCCCAAGTAATGCTCGTATATTTGGAAATACCTTGGCCATTGATACCCCATACTTATCTGTCAACTCTCTTAATCTAACCAAGGTTGGCATTAATCCTTTATTCTTTAATGAATCAAGTAACTCCTCGACACTTGACCCCATCCCCTGTAGGGCCTTTTGCGTCCCTACTGAGGGATGCATTAGCTTCATTAATACATTACGCAAATAAGTAGCAGCATTCGCCGTAGACGATGTAATAAGGGTCATTGCTGCTAATGCTCCACCTACTTGATCCAGTGACACTCCTAACTCCGCAGCAATAGGTAGTATTGTACCTAATGCTCTTGCCATTTCATTTGGTTCTCCTTTACCTTCCCTAACAGACGCCGTCAGTATGTCCATTGCACGAGCGGCACTTAATCCAGAAGCCCTGTAGGCATTCATTGCTGAAGTAAGGAAGTTTGCAATGTCTTTTGTTTCTCCTAATCCTGTGGCAGCACCTTTTGCTGACATCTCTGTTATACGTAAAGCCTCATTGGACTTGAAACCAGAGGATGCCACATAATACAATGTATCAGCCAGCTCTAATGGGCCTTTGGAGGTCTTCTTGCCCATATCCAAAATAGCCTTACTCCATTCCTCTACCTTTACCTTATTTATTCCAACCAACCCTTCTATCTTTGCCATGGCAAACTCAAACTCCTTACCCATCTTCATCACAGCATTACCTCCTAGAATTAAAGGGGCCGTAAAGACAGTGGTAGCCAACCAACCAAAACTTCTCAGACGCATACTCATAGAAGAGATCGTCTTACCCATTGTTGCCACTCCAGCCGTAGCCGCGGCCGTGCCACCTCCTCCAGCAACAAGAGGGGCTACACCAGCCGCTTTTTTTCCTGCACCGGCACCAACTCCTGCTGCGGCATACGCTGTATTCAATCCCTGTAATTCTTTCTTTAGCAACCTCACCTGAGTGGTTACCCTACCCAAAGATCGAACCATTTTGTTAGTTGCGGCAAGCATCTTCTTTTCATAAGTATTCATATGATTAGAAGCGGCAAGGCTTGCAAGATTTTTATCAACTCTTTGTATTGCCGCAGACACCGTACCCAACTGACGAACCATCTTATTTGAAGCAACATTAATCTTCTTTTGGAAAGTATTCATATCAACCACCGCTCGCTTCAGTCCGGAGGTTTCTGCCGTCAAAGTTGCTATTAATGTACCTAAGTTCATTCTACTTTCTTTTTAGGTGGTTTCTTGGGTTGAATACCAACTTTTTTATTCTGTGATTTTGCTATTGCTTCAAATACTTTTTTCATCTCCTCTACGGTTTGTTGCTGAACTTCCTCTGGAGCATCATAATCCCAGTTTGGAATGAAATCAGCAGCCGTATGTTTAGTACCTTTTTTTGAATGAGCCCAAGTCATTAGATTTGTAAAAGATGCCTCCAATGAAGCCCATCCGTATTCATCCCTCCATTTTCCTATTGGATCAAGTTTGTTGTATGCTTCCCACTCATTTATTTGTTTTGCATTTAATCCTTTTCTTACTTTCGTAATTATTGGAATACCAAATATTTTGTAAACATCAACTCCTCCACTCAATAGGAAGTCAGGATGGAGTACACCTAATTCTCTGCAGAGTTGGAAGTAGAATCGCCGACTTGGTCGGCTACGGAGTTTTTTACTATCTCCTCCTTATCCTCTTCCGATATTGCATTAAGTTTTTGTGATTCATTTACGATCTTTTCCAGACGAGCTGCACTCATATTCTGGCTCAGTACCGGATAATCCCCAGGCTTCAGTATTAAATTCCCTTGCTCATCACAAATAGTATTTACTACTAATTTTGCCCTGAAGTCTTCCAATGACTGATCATAGTTGACTTTACCTTTGGCTCCTACCGTACGTTTGATTAGAGATTGTTCCCAATGATCTCTTTCATGTCCAGTCATCTGACGGACAAATACATACTCATCTTTGTCAAGATCAACTCTTACTACTTCAAGTTTTTCTTTTACTAAAAGTGCTTCTCTGTTTAAAAGTTTCATGATTTCTTATTTTTTAAAAAAATTCCCTGATTAGGAGTGTTTGTTTTGTTATTAGCTAACTGAGCCCGTACCAGAAGTAAGGTCTACAGTACCACTGATCTTGATTGTGCAGTCAGCGGTGACTTTATCGTCAGTCGGAACGGAAAGAGGCAACTCAGTTACCAACCCTTCAAATTCCAAACTTGTTGCTCCCGCGTCAGGGAGGACGATCATATAGTTCTGCGGGGTGTTTATCTCGAAATCATCCTTCATCAACTTGTAAGAATCGTATGTGAAGTTCATTGCGAGGGCTACTGTACCCGCATCACGGAACCCTGTAATAAAGTCCCGAAATCCACTCAGAGAATCCAATGACGTTACATCAATGAAATCTCTGGTCATAGTTGGACCGGTGATGGAATTAACTTCAGCGAGGGCAACCCATGTAGCGCCACTCCACCGATAAAATTTGGTTCCTACACCAGCAAAAGCATTACTTGCCATAATTTTTACCTCCTTTGTAAATTAAAATTAACTATAAAACGAACTAACCCGTTGTCATCCCAATCCAGTAGAGCTGGTCCACTGGAACAGTAGATAACGGTGTATAACGCTCCATTCCATGTCTCTTGTCCCCGGCCATGTAGTGAAAGCATTATGTCATTTATTAAAGCCCAAGTAGTACGTTCATCTATTCCACGAACTCTGATCTGCACTGATGGGTAATAATATCCAGAATCTTCTTCCTTCCCTCCTAATGTAAGTTGAGGGGGTCTGCCATAAGTATCAAATATTGTAACTGTTTCCTTTGGCTTGGTGGGCTCCACTCCTATAAATAGATTGGTTGCAAAGATAAGCCCTAAAGAACTTTCCGCTTCCAACATGTCTTTTATATCTTCCGATGGCATATTCATTTTATAGGTACTTTTGAAGTTTGTCTAATTATCTCTACTATTTTACCATGGTTTCTATCTATTGCTTCCTGAAACCATTTTGGACCTGCTGCAGGACTTCTACTTGTAAAATGAGCGCCTAAATGCTCATGAATCCACATAGCATAATTAGCACTATAACCCATTACGACTGTAGCCTTCTTTGGATTTGCTGCAGACATTCCAGAAGCTTCTGCTGTCGCCGCTTGATGCCATGCTTGGAATTGAGCAGTAGAAATACGCCTTACAGGATTATTTCTAAATTTTCCAGTATATTTATCATTTGGATCTTTGGCAACTCCTTTTGACCAAGTAACAAACCAACTTGCTCGTAAATTTCCAAAATCAAGTGGAGTAGCAGCTGTCTCCTTTTCTGTTACATTTCGTATAAAAAAGGCAGCATTAACCAAACCTCTTTCAGAAGACTTCTTTATAGTAATAATAGCCCTATTAAGATTATTCATCACTTGTTCAAATCCTTCCACATTGGTATTTGGAAATTTCTTCATATACCAAGAACGTGGCTTCTTTAAAGGTCCATATAACTTTGGCATCTTCTTTTATCTTAAAAATGGTGTTAAAAATGCTTTCCTTAAAAATACTGTAGGATTTACCATAGATGGGGTCTTCTCAAATCGTTTAATAATGTAAGCCTTGTCAACTTCCTTAGGATCAATGTAATCATTAGAATCCAAATCCAAGTCAGCTAAAGTGCCAAGATACAAATAACCTTCCTCATCTACATCCTGTTTTACAAAAACTATTGATCTTGATAACATTAATCCGCCAGTAACTTCTCCACCAACTTGGCTACCCAGAAATTGTTCCTTATCCTCCCAACGACAAACAACCTCTATTGGTGCTGCAAAAGTGTTTCCACCATAACCATCAGGAGTAGGAGTCCCCCAATATACGGCAGTTTGAGCATACGTGTTTTCTATAATATCCATTAAACTCATATATCCTCCTTCCTTGCCGGAACGGCATAAATCACAGCCTTCATCTTTCCAGCCTTTGCCAATAAACCTGAAGTATCATATTGCAATGCCATAGCACCGTATGGGGTGGCTCCTATCCCTACCCCAGTTTTAGTAGATGTAGAATACTCAACCTCAGCATCACCAATCTTTTCTCTCTTAACCACTTGTTGCTGTTGATAACCAGTAGAGATTATTAAATGAGCAACAAACCATCGTTCTATTTCCCGTCTTTGTATTACACTTAATGTCATGTCATCAGCAAACACTTTATTCAAATATATATGAGCTGACAACACAAATGGGTCTATTTGTTCATCCGTCAAGGTACAACCATTAATAATTTCCCTGACTTCACTTCCTGTGATTAATGCCATTTTACTTTCCTCCTACTTTTATTTAACATTGGGTCTATTGTCTCCACAATTTTACTACTCCACTCTAAACCTAACCATTCTAAGGTTTCATAAATCTGTTGGTAATCACCAGTTACCATTCTCTCAGGCCAAACAACTCTACAATTAACTCCTGACTCAATCATATTTACAAATCGCTTCTCATACTGATGAATCCACCAACGCCATCCTTGTTCTTCATTTGTGACATTAATTAAC